CAAGGGCAAGAAAGGTGACACCGTTCACGTTCCGGCCCCGACCCGTGGCTCGGCTTCTGCGAAATCGGCTTCCACCGCCGTTACGCTGATTGCTGCGACGGAAACCGAAGTTCAAGTTAGCATCAACAAGCACTACGAGTACAGCCGTTTGATCGAGGACATTGTTGAGGTGCAAGCTCTGACGAGCCTGCGTTCTTTCTACACGGAAGACGCTGGTTACGCTCTGGCGAAGCAAGTTGACACTGACCTGGTTCAGCTTGGCCGTTCTTTCAATGGTGCTACGGTTGGCACGAACGACTACGCGACCGCTACGTCTTCGACCAAAGCGTATATCGGTTCGGATGGCACGACCGCGTACAACAGCTCGACCTCGAACGCTGCCGCGCTGACGGATGCCGCGATTCGCCGGACGATTCAACGTCTGGACGATAACGACACCCCGATGGACGGTCGTTTCTTCCTGATCCCCCCGTCTAGCCGCAATACCCTTATGGGTCTGGCTCGCTACACGGAGCAGGCGTTTGTTGGTGAGGCTGGCAACAACAACACCATTCGCAATGGTGAAATCGGCAACCTGTACGGCATCCCCGTCTTTGTTAGCTCCAACGCCGACTACGGCGCGGGCAACACTGGTGCTGACCGTATCTGCTTAATGGGTCACAAAGATGCAATGATCCTGGTTGAGCAGGTTGGTGTTCGTTCGCAAACGCAGTACAAGCAGGAATATCTGGCGACGCTGTACACCGCCGATACCCTGTACGGTGTTAAAGCAATGCGTACTGCTGCCACGACCGGTGCTGCGCTGTCCAGCTCGGCATTTGCTCTGGCTGTCCCCGCCTAATAGGTGGGTTCGAGGAGGCTCCCATAAGGGGGTCTCCTCTTTTTTACCGAGGTATTTATGGCTATTTATAGGTGTAAGTTAAGCGGCAACACTGTAGAGTTTGTTTTACCTCACGACATTGAGTCAATGAAAGGACATGAAGGATATGTTCGTATTGACCAAGAAGAAGAAGAAGAAGAAGCAAGGGTAAATATCCCGTTCATGGCACCGAAAAAGAAACTTGGTCGCCCCAAAAAGTCTTAAAGGTTTAATATGAAACTCAAGAAAAAAGCCAAAAAGCAACCTGTTCCTAAAGGTTATCACCGTATGCCTGACGGAAGTTTGATGAAAAACAGTGAGCATAAAAAATACTCGAAAGGTAAATGATGAAAGGTCAAAAGAAAGTAGCTAAAGTAATGCGCGAGTACAAGGCAGGAAGTCTACATTCTGGAAAGAAGGGGCCGGTTGTTAAGTCACGAAAGCAGGCCGTGGCTATTGCTCTTTCTGAGGCAGGAATGGCGAAGAAGAAAAAGAAATGAAAGGTTTATACGCAAATATCCATGCCAAACGCGCCAGGATCAAGGCAGGAAGCGGCGAGAAGATGCGTAAGGTAGGTAGCAAAGGATCACCTACTGCCGCTGCGTTTAAGGCCGCCAAAAAGACCGCTAAACGAGGCAAATAATGGTTAAACGAGGCAAAGAAACCTTTGAAGGGTTTAATAAACCGAAAAGGACTCCAAATCATCCGACCAAAAGTCATGCCGTTTTAGCAAAGTCCGGTGAGACAGTTAAACTAATTCGCTTTGGTCAACAAGGTGTTTCTGGTTCTCCTTACAAAGAAGGCGAAAGCAAGGCAGACAAGGCTCGCAGGAAATCCTTTAAGGCTAGACATGCTAAAAACATAGCTAAAGGGAAGATGAGCGCGGCTTATTGGGCTGATAAATCTAAGTGGTAAAGATAGTCTAAGTTGTGGTATTTTATTGATAGGTGACAACCCGCATGGGCCTCCTTGACATAAAGGATAGATAATGCGGGAAATTTCTGTAGGCACTGCACCGACTGCTGGATCAACCTCGACACTTTATACAGTGCCGACAGGTTATCGTGCGCTATGGAATCTTTCGTACATGCACAATACTTCAGGGTCTACCAAGTATTTAACTTTATCTTGGTATGACTCTAGTGAATCGGCTACTTACGACATTCTTAGTCAGTACAACTTCAACTCAAAAGACTACATCAAGTTTGATGGCGGGTCTTATGTTGTTTTAGAAGAAGGCGATCAGGTAAGAGTTACTCCTGAGAGTGGCAGTACGTTTACTGTTCTCCTTACTTTTGTAATTAAGGGAAATCAAAGAGAATGAGCGCGACTTATTTAGATTGCGTCAATGACGTTCTTGTACGCCTAAGAGAAGCACAGGTTTCTACTGTTACGCAAACCGCATATTCTTCATTGATAGGCAAGTTTGTCAATGATGCAAAGCGAGCAGTTGAAGACTCATATAACTGGAACGTCTTATTACAGAACGTCAGCATTTCCACGGTTGCAGGGACAAACACATATTCTGTTACTGGCAGTGGAATGAAGTTTCGCGTAACAGATGCTATTAATGTTACCGCATTTATCCCGCTTCAGAATATCTCGTATGCTGAAATGAACAGATATACGAGCTTTGGGACTCCTGATAATACGATACCTGTTTACTATGCTTTCAACGGAGTTGATGCTAGTTACGATACAAAAGTAACTGTTTATCCTACTCCTGATGTTGCGTATGTATTGAAGTTTTCGTTGATTATCCCACAAGATGATCTTTCATCGGATTCTACTGTTGTACAGGTTCCTAGCGAATTAGTCATACAAAACGCATACGCTAGGGCAATTGTTGAGCGCGGCGAAGATGGAGGATTGAGTAGCTCTGAAGCATACTCACTGTATCGTCAGATGCTTTCTGATTACATTTCGCTAGAAGCCACCCGTTACCCAGAATCACAAGAGTTTGTGGCGACATAATGGCGCAAGCACTTCAAATCTTCAGTATCTCAGCGCCAGGGTTTTATGGATTAAATACCCAAGACTCTCCGTTAGACCTGTCCGCTGGATTTGCTCTTAGAGCCAATAATTGCATTATTGACCAATACGGACGCATTGGTTGTAGAAAAGGCTATGCCAATATCAATACTTCGTCAGGCAATTTAGGCGCAAATGACGTTGGTGCTATACATGAGTTAATAGAGTCAGATGGCACTTCAACGGTTTTGTTTGCCGGAAACAATAAGCTATTCAAATTCGACGGAAGCAATAACGTAGTTGAATTGACTTATGGTGGGGGAGGTTCTGCCCCTTCGATTTCTGCGAACAATTGGTCTATTGCCACATTAAACAATATAGCTTACTTCTTTCAAACAGGACACGATCCGTTAATTTATGATCCCAGTGTAAGCACTACTACATATCGTCGTGTTACTGAAAAGTCTGGTTATGTTGGAACCGTTCCTTCTGCGAACATAGTTGTTAGCGCATACGGTAGATTATGGGCGGCTAGTACGTCATCAAACAAAGTCACAGTTTACTTTTCAGATTTGCTTGCAGGTCATGTTTGGTCAACTGGAACGGCTGGCAGTTTAGACATATCCCGCGTGTGGGGTAACGGTGTAGACGAAATACAAAGTCTTGCTGCCCACAATGGACGACTGTTTATCTTTGGCCGTAATCAGATTCTTGTTTACGACAACCCGACTACACCACAAGATTTAGTACAAAGTGACTCTATTATTGGCACAGGTTGTATTGCCAGAGACAGTGTTAAGGCAATAGGAACAGACATTCTGTTCTTGTCTAACACTGGCGTTCGGTCTTTGATGAGAACGATCCAGGAGAAGTCTCTGCCGTTTCGAGACTTGTCAAAGAATGTGCGTAACGACTTAATGTCTATTGTTGCAACAGAAGATTTAACGCAAATAAAGTCAGTGTTCTCTGAAGTCAATGCCTTTTACTTGCTTACACTGCCATCTGTTAAACAGATTTATTGCTTTGATACAAGAGGCCAATTACAAGACGGTTCTTCTAGGGTAACAGTATGGGATTCGATAAATCCTAAATCTCTTTACTCTAAGAGAAATGGCGATTTGTTATTTGGTAAAACTGGATACATATCGTTGTATTCAACATATAGAGATAACGGAAGTATTTACAGGTTTCAGTATTACACCAACCATGCAGACCTGGGTAACGTCGCACAAACATCAGTATTGAAGAAATTGACGGTTGTAATTATCGGCGGGTCAAGTCAATACATAACATTCAAGTGGGCTTTTGACTTCGATCAAAACTATTTGTCAGACAACTCTTTTATTCCGACTCAAGGTGTTTCTGAATACGGAATAGCAGAATATGGAGCCAATGCGTCACCTATTGCTTATTACAGCGGTGGTATTGCTTTGAGAACATTGTCTGTTAGTGCAACTGGCGCTGGCAAGATAGTTCAAACTGGATATGAAGCAGACATTGATGGTGATGTGTTAAGTATTCAGAAGATTGAAATTCAGGCTAAAAACGGAAAACTTAGTTAGGGCATATTATGAGCAACTACGTCAAAAGCACAAACTTTGCCGCAAAAGATACTTTACCTTCTGGCGACTCTAATAAGATCGTCAAGGGTACTGAGATTGACACAGAGTTTAATAACATATCTACGGCAATATCAACAAAAGCTGATACCGCTGGCCCGTCTTTAACTGGAACAACTACAATTTCTAATTGTGTTATTTCTACCGCAACAATTAATGGCGGGTCGATTTCTGGTATTACTGACTTGGCTATAGCCGATGGTGGAACCGGATCGTCTACCGCATCAGGTGCAAGATCAAACTTAGGTCTTGGCTCTTTGGCTACTGCAAGCTCTATTAGCAACGACAATTGGTCAGGCACCGATCTGTCTGTTGCAAATGGAGGAACTGGCGCTTCTGATGCTGGTACTGCTCGGACTAATTTAGATGTTCCATCTAGGTCTGGATCAGGTGCGTCTGGTACTTGGGGTATCAGCATTAGCGGAAGTGCTGCATCAGCGACATCAGCTACCAATGCTACTAACGCTACTAACGCAACATATTCAACCACGCAATCCGCTGGAACCAACAACACAACAATTGCAACCACTGCTTTTGTGCAGACACAACTGAGCACACTTAATGCTATTGGCTCAATCGCGTTTCTGTACTACGCAAATGCAATAACGGCTGGCAGCACATATTCTGGATCATCTTTGACTTATTCAAGTGTTTACTATGATGACGAATCAGGAAGGTGGCTTGTATATACTGGAGGTAGCTCAGTAAGTGGAACATGGAAGGCGTTAGGTAGCGCAGCAGCTTCTGCCGGTGCCGCAACGCTATTTGTTAGGGTTTCATAAGTTATTTAATGAATTATGCTGAATTCGTAAAACAACCAGTTATCAAGAACGAGAATTACATTGTATATGTTGAAATGGTGCAAGGATTAACATTCATTCACATGGATGTGTTTAAGTGGAACAAAAGTATTAAGAAAGAATTCGTAAAGACATGGAAAGAGTGGGCTGGTAAACATAAACCATTATATGCGATGCCGTTTATAGATGACGAAAAAATGCACAAATGGTCAATTATTACTGGATTTGAGTTGTTAAAGTATCAAAAGTGTTTAGATGGAATAACGAGAAAGTTGTATATCTGGAGATAGATTATGGGTGATATTGTCGGTTCAGTTTTTGGCCTTATGGGTGCGAAAGAGCAGGCTAAAGCATCACAAGCCGCTGCTCAAACATCTGCTAATGCACAATTAGAAGCCGCTAGAATTGCTGCCGAAGAAGCTCGATTCCGGCCAATAGGGATTACTACTAGGTTCGGCACATCCGAGTTTGGGTATGATCCCACCACTGGGCGCGTATCAACTGCTGGCTATACGGTTTCTCCAGAGCTAAAGGCTTATCAAGATCGGATTATGGAGCTTACCGGTCAAGGTCTTGGATTTGCTGAACAAGCTCCTGGTTTATATGCACCATTACAGACTGCTGCGACAGGGCTGTTTGGATTAGGCCAACAATATCTCGCTGAATCTCCTGAACAAGCTGCCCAACGGTACATAGCACAACAGCAAGAACTTCTCGCCCCCTCCAGAGAGCGACAGTTTGCTCAACTGCAAAACCGTTTATTCCAGACCGGTAGGGGGGGATTATCTGTCGGAGCTACTGGTGAACTTCCTAGCGGAGCTGCTGGTCTTGGGGCCACTACTCCTGAGATGGAAGCCTACTACAATGCCTTAGCGCAGCAAGACAGACAATTGGCGGCTCAAGCCATGCAAGCCGGACAACAACAGACTCAATTTGGTGCTGGACTGTTCGGAACTGGTGCTGGATTGTTAGGCGGTTATGGTCAAGGTCTTACGGGCGCTTACGCTCCGTTTGCAACCGGTCTTGGCACTGCTGGACAGATTGAGGCTCTTGGTATGGAACCGCTTAATATAGGCGCTCAATTGGGAGGTCGTGTTGCAAGTTCTACTGGAGCGCAAGCATTGTTATCTGGTGGCTTAGGTGCCGCGCGTACATTACAAGGCCCGATGAGCTACAGCCCCACGGCAGGCTTATTACAAGGTCTTGCACAAAGTCCTTATACTCAACAGGCCGGTAATTTGTTGGGACAGCAGATTAGTGGTTTATTTGGTGGCGGCACCATGACTGCTCCATACATCTCGACATTTGATGAATACGGCACACCAAACTTCTAAGGATTAATCATGGCACAAGACTCTATCGTAGGCGGTTTGTTCGGAATCACACCTGAATCCTTAGATTTGGCTCAACGTCAGCGTGAGCAAGCAATGGCGATTCAATATGCCGGACTTGATCCAATGCAACGTGCTGCGTATGGAACCTTCATGGCAGGCCAGCAATTAGGTCGTGGTATTGGTTCTCTGTTAGGCATTGAAGACCCTCAGTTAAAGATGATTACTCAACAGCAGCAGATTCTTCGTGGCATTGACTTTAATAGTCCTGAATCTCTTGCTCAAGGAGCTAGGATTGCTGCTGAGGCAGGAAACGCTCAACTTGCCTCTACATTGTCAGCACGGTCTAATCAATTACAAACATCAATAAGTCAACGTGAAGCATCTAAAGCACAAGCTGCTTTAAGCGCAGGTAGATTAACTTCTTTAGAACAAGAACAAGAAAGAGAAAAAAACTTGCAAGAAGCATTATCAGCACTTCCTCCAGATGCAACAGATGCACAACTTCAATCTGTTCTACGTAAATACGCTGACTCAAAAACAGTATTACAGTCTTTAGAGAAAAAATCTCTTGCAGCTTTTCAAGCTGAAGAACGAGCAAAAATTGAGCAAGAAAAAGCCCAAAGGAGAGCTGATGAGCGAGAGCGTGATCGTGAATTTAAACTTTTGATAGCAGGATTATCTGCACAGCAAAGAAACGCTACTACAGAGTTACAAAGGCAATTAATCCAGGGGAAAATTGATGATGCACAAGCAAAACGTGACGAAAAAATAGAAAAACAATTAGCTTCAGCAGAAGGTGTTGTACAAGGAACGCAAGTTGTTTTGGGTAAGATTGATGAGGCATTAGGTTTAAT